TACATCGAATACCATTGATGTTCCTACCCAGTCATAAGCCCTAATAACTCCTGTATCATCGCCATAAGCGATAGCATCAGCATCATCTTGCCTAATATCTTTAGCTACTAGTTCATAAGGGTCTCCATTAGTATTACGTGCGAATACTTTATAAATCTTTAGTATTTCTGCACCCTCATCGTCTTTATAAACAGTTAGGTTACGTTCACCAATTGTAATGTCGTACGTTCCTTGTGGGAGTGTGGTGAAATTATGGTCATCAAAGTTTTTAGTATCGACCGAGTTAAACAATATAGAGTAGGCTTTGTCAAGACCACTATTAACAGCCCTTGCCTTTTGAGTAAGGGGGTATTTCGTGACATTAGTGTCTGCTAAATCATCAATAGCTTTCACCATTGAATCGTATTCTGTTGCTGGGTTAAATTTCATATATATATTACTAAGCTATTACGGGCTTAGGCAGAGAGACAAATGCCTCCTAGCCTAAATCAATAAATGATTATACTGCTGCTGCAGTTACATCTACAATCATGTTTACGTTGTTAAAGAATACTTTAATTCCGTAATCAATTCGTGTAGTGAATCCGATTGCTGATCGGTTATCAGGGTTTGCTTCGTCAACGATAGTCATTCCGAAGGTAGTGTTTAGGATACCTACTGTAATAGACTTGTTAACAAATGCTAGGGCTTGTGTAGCTCCTCCTGTAAGGTTTGATTCGTAAATCTTGAATCCTCCAACCTTAGCAACTGTACCGTTTACAAGTGCATCTTCTGCAAATGTAAGAACTCCTGCTGATTGTGCTTCTCCTACAAGTAGGGCGTAAGCTGATGGAGACATAAGAACTGATCCTCCTTTTCGTTCCAAGAGTCGTAGTCCTTTATCTGCAACGATAAGTGAACGTGTTACTGCTAGTCCGTCAATGTATGAACCTAGTGCCCATGTGTTTGAGTTTCCTGCTGCTGCAACTCCTGCTGCGATAAATGCAGTTTCGAGTGTGTCTTGCAATTCATCTCCTTGATCTGATGCTAATCGCATTTGTAGATCGTAACCGTTTTGATCTAAGTCAGCTCGGTCAATGTACTCTGCTGAGATAGCAGTTGTAGCGATGTTTAGAGTTTCGTTAGTCAATGTAACGTCTGTGTAAGTGAATTGTGCTCCACGTGTGTAAGATGCTACTGTTGGGTCATTTTTGTAAGGGTTATTAAAAACCTTTTTGTCTGTGAAGATTGCGTCACCAAGCGTATTCCAAAATTTCATTTCTGAAAGTTTTTCTTGCATAGTTACAGCAAAGTCTTCTTTATATACTATTGTGTTTGCCATTTTGTGTGTTTGTAAAAATTAATAAAACTATACCACTTCATAGTTAAACATTTTCGAGTTCTTGGCTGCCTTAGCTTTCTTTCGAACTACCTCTCTTCGGAGTTCTACTTTATCTACTGGAGGTAATTCACCCTTAGCAATCCAATAATCTGCATTATCCTTTTGAGAAGATGATGCTCGTGAGCTTGTACCTGGGGTAGCAAGTTCATCCTGTTTAGCTTTTCTGTGTCGTTCTAGAAGTCCATCTGCAAGACCACGACTGACTAGTACAGTTGGGTCAATGTTAAGACTCTTAGACTCCTTAATAACAAGTTCAATTTCGTCAGCATCTTTTAAGCCATTTTCTTTAAGCTCCATAATCTGTAGACGTTCCAAAACGGATGCTTCAACATCTGGTTTACTTTCTTTTTTTGCCTTTCGTGCTTCGATTGATTTGTTTTTAAGTTTGTCTTGTAGATCAGCAATGATTGAATCCTTGTCATCTACTTCGACTGTAGTTTCTTCAACTACTGGTTCTTGGTTTGTTACTGTGTCCAATTCCACGTTTGTATCTTTTTCCATATTTTAAATGAATTATTATTAACTGTGTTATACCCACGACGGTTTCTCAGAGTGGTAGAACTCTGGTTACAAGACACATAATGTCCTGACACCAAAGCTCTATACAGCTCCGTCTTGTTTCTTTATACTATCCCCACTATCAGGTTCTACTATTGAATTAGTTAGAATCTGAATACATGATTTCATTTCTGGTGCTGTGATTGCTGTCCCACTAATGAGTGCTGATGCAAACAAACGAATAATCAACTCTTGTTTATCCTGTGTGTTTACTATTCCCTTGATCATCGCCAAGTCTTGTTTACTAATTAACATATTATTGTTCTGCGTTAATGTTTACTGGTGAAGCCTGTGGTAGCTCTTGTGTTGGCTCTACAGGTGCTTCAATGTTCTCGAGAGGGCTTAGTCCCATAGTTTGCTGAATGTCGTTATACATCTTCATAGCATTAGGGTCTGAAGCGAATATCTCTTTATTAGCCAAGTAAGTATTAAGTATGTCAACTTGGTTAGATAAGAATACTTGTTTCAACTGTTGTTCATCTGTGATAAGAATGTCTAGATCGTATTCGATACCATCAAGGTAATCATCTTTAGATTTCAACCAGTTCTTTCCAGCTGAACGTAGGTTATTACTAATACGTTGAGCTTCTAAGTCTGTATCTAATGTCATCTGTAAGAACTTAGTTCCAGCAGGTGCATCGTTATACTTACCTTCAAAGTAATCTGCATCTACCTTTCCTCTTGCCATACTGAATGAGTAGTCATCAATAACTTTCTTCATTTCCTCGCTTGATAGTTCTGCTTCTAGGAAGTCTTGTTTCTTAATCCACTTAGTGAGATGAGGAATAATCCAATCTCGATAGATTTCTTTTAGGAAGATACCCATTTCTTCTCGTCTAAGTTCAAAGATTGAGTTAGCTTCTTGGTTAGCTAGTGCCATACCTCTAAATGTAGCTGAAGCAGGCATAGTTCCTGTGTTAACATCATGTACTGATGTTTGGTCATTAGCTTGGTTCTGCCATCCTTCTCGTATTCCCGCATGGAAACCTAACGATTGAGGTGTTGTATTTAACAACTGAGGTGCTGCGATATTGTAATCAAAGATAGCTCCATCGTGATACTGGTGTAAGTTGTTGTTATTAGTCGTTCCATTTCCTGATGGTTGCATTAACAATACCTTACTTGCTACATCCATAGCGTTCTTCTCATTGATAGCTGTCTCATTGATTCCCATTTGAGCTTGCATACTCTGTTCTACCATTCCACGCCCTAATGAACGCCCAGACATTACCTCGTATGGTAAGTATTTGAATTGATCATCAATATTCTCTGTACTGTAGAGTGTAATACCTTCTTCTTTCTTCTTTCCTTTCTCGTCAGTAGTTGTATACAGTGTAATAACGTGCATTTGTCGAGAGTATTCAAACATCTCTGCATCGTCATCAATCATAGTACGTGGTAACACTCCATTTACGACATATACGGTAATGTAATCAGTTCCAGGGTTATTACCTTCTTCATTAGGTGAATTGTCTGAGTTAGACTCTTCATGCATCATAATTGCATCCTCCACGTTGTACCATCCATTTGACTTCATTTCGATGAGTTCAGCAGGGTTATACTTAAACTCTTCAATCTTTACACCTGAAGCAATATCAGTTGGGTCAGTAACAGTTGTAAGTAGGTCAGCTACCTCTATATAGAGCTGTCCGTCTTTCTTAACACGTTTAACAAGTAATCCTCCATCTCTCCCCCTAGCTTCGGTCATTTCATTAAGGGTATGAGCAAAGTTAGTTATTTTCATCCATTTACGGTTAGCTACTGTCATAAGTAGTGATTTAGCGTAATGTTCTGGCTTCTTAGTAGTTAATTGGATGTCTTTAGTATCAATATCCTCTGCTGTACGCTGTTTGTGAAGAATACGGTTAGAGATATTGTAAAAAGGCTTACGCCGACCTAAATCATCATATTGTCCTGTAGTGTAATGCGAATCTGTGTATGCAGCTATTTGGTTCAATAGGTCATACTGGTTAAATTGACGTATATTATATAACTCAATCTCACGACTAGGGTACGATGTCAACTGTCCCTGTGTATACTCATAAATGTTCATAACTACATTATACCATATTGAGTTTGTCAAGTTGACATAATATAACAAAAAAGCACCTATAAGGCACTGTTTTTAATTGGATCTGGTCGTCTTAGTTGTGTTTTAATACCTGTATCTGGTCTAATTGAGTCAAAACCATAACGTACAGCATCCATTGCATCTGAATACCCATGGTCAGGTTTATTAAGGATACGCCCTGTTTTGTCTGTCTCCCATAAGTAGTTGTTATATGCTTTCCAAATGTTAGTTGAACGCTTAGTAACGCTAATATTCTGGCTCTTAACGAACTGAATACCTTGGTTTACACTACCAGCACCCTTACGACAAGGCATTATAGCTACACCATACATTCTAATCTCGTCAATACTCTTAGGCTCTGCACTGTCTGCAATAGCAACACACTGCTTTCCTTCATTAACTAGATACATTCTAATGCTATCAGCTATCTGTTTGTTGAGTAATCCCTTTTGGAATTGAATCTCGTCTAATACATACCCACCGTTATAGTAATATATACCAACAATTGCCGTAGGGTCATTAGAGTAACCAAAGTCAACACCTATTGATACTAACCTAGCTTCGTGAGGTAAATCGTCTATTTGTTTCCATCCTTTGTAGACCCTGCCTTCAACCTCCCCCAATTGACCTAGTCCATACACTTGCCACCAACCCTTATTGTTCTTACGTGATTCGATACTCTTGACAATTTCAATATCTAATGCCTCGTTATCTAAATAAGTAAGGATAATATGGTCTACATCATCACGTTTACCTAGAACATCTGTATAAAACCAGAACTCATTGGTCGGGTTCCAATCAAGGTATACGAACTCTTTGGTACGAACCTCCAGTTGATCAAAGGCATCTAGTGTTGAGTTGTTACACTCATTCAT